TTTATGGTACATCTGCTCAACAGCCATTATGGCAATCAGGACAGGCTCAGCCTGCTCCGACTGGCTCTGTATGGATTAAGGTTGACGGAACAGGATTACAACCAGTAATTTCTGAATATGATTCTACATCATCTTCATATACTGCTAAAACACCTACTTTTGCAGACTCTGATTGGGCACAAATCTATTCAGCAGACTCAACAGGTGGACAAGCAATTCCAGCAGGAAGTGTTTATGCACAATATGGATTTAACGGTGAGTACACAGCGGCTCCAGTATACTACTTCTATAGAGTAGCAACAGGTGCAACAGTAATTAATGGTACAAACACTGCACCAGACTTTACTTCAGGACCATATGTAGCAAGAGTTCAGATTTCAACTCCAGGTTCACAAACATTAAGTACCCCTTATACATTTAACTTGGGTGATGCAACTGATGCATCTGACTTTGTAACTGCATGGTCAGCGGCGAACATTCCTTACACTTCAGCAAGTGTAAACGATGATGGTTCAATTCAAATTCAACACACTTCAGGTGGTGTTATTATCTTAGATGATTATGACAACGTAACAGGTGTATCTTCTGGTTTATTCTCAGAAGCCGGCTTTACAACTGCAACAGCAGGTTGTAAGACAGGACCATTCAGAGATGATATCTCATTTACTCCTACTCAGAGTTCTACATCAGGGTCAGGTACTGCATTATCAATCGCAGTAACTAATGACTATGGTTATTATGACTTTGATCCGGATGCAGTAGTAAACGGCGGTACAGGTCATGCTGTAGGTGACGTAGTTACTTTCTCAGGTGCAGACTTGGGCGGTGCTTCACCAGCAAATGACTTACAAGTAAAAGTTACAAGTGTTACAGCAGGCGTTGTTACATCTTATACTTTAAGTACAGGTACAGGCGCAGATGCGTTCACAACTCAGTTGTCTAACTGGAGAGAGTTCTCATTAACAACTTCAGGTGCTGATTCATTAACAGCAAACGAAGGTGCTCCGACTGCAATACCTAGCAACTTTACTAACTGGTACTATTCAACAACTGATCAAGTAGATATTATGATCAACTATGACGGTAATTGGAAGGGTTATAGCCAACAAGGTTATGATGGTAATGGTTTACCTAGCCCATCAGTCGTAAATGCAACTGATCCTAATGGACCTATCGTAACTGCTAGTGAGCCTACTACTCAAAGTGACGGCACACCATTAGTATACGGTGATCTTTGGTTAGATACTTCTGACTTAGAAAACTATCCGTTACTTTACAGATGGCAGTCAGTACAAGCAACAGGTGGCGGTAGTGCTACTGATAAGTGGGTCTTAATTGACAACTCAGATCAAACTACACCACAAGGTATCTTGTTTAAAGATGCACGTTGGGCAACTAACGGAACAACTAACCCAGCAAATGATCCGATGCCGACCATCAAATCATTGCTAGGAAGTGATTACTTAGATGTTGATGCTCCGTTATCATCAAATTACCCACAAGGTATGTTGCTTTGGAACACAAGACGTTCTTCATACAACGTGAAGCAATATCGTGTAAACTACTTTAACAACGACAGATTCCCGAATGACACTTTACCAACACAGAAAGATGCATGGGTATCTGCTTCAGGTGATGCATCTAACGGTGCAATGAATGCAGGTCGTAAGGCACAAAGAGCAATGGTAACACAAGCATTACGTTCAGCAATTGACTCTAACGTTGCAATCAGAGACGAAGATAACTACTTCAACTTACAAGCAACACCGGGTTATCCTGAACTACAACCTAACATGATCGCATTGAACTCTGATAGAGGTGAGACTTCTTACATTGTTGGTGATACACCAATGAGACTGAAAGATGATGCAACTGAAATTCAGGCTTGGGCAACTAACGCCGCAGGTGCAACAACTACAGGTGAAGATGGACTTGTAAGTAGAAATACTTATATGGGTCTATTCTACCCATCAGGTATCACTAGTGATCTATCAGGTAACTTAGTTGCTGTTCCTTCATCACACATGATGGTCAGAACTATGTTGCGTAATGACAATATTGCTTATCCTTGGTTAGCACCAGCAGGTACTAGACGTGGTATAATCGATAATGCTACAAGCATCGGATACATCGATGACGAAGGCGAGTTTAACTCAATCAGAACACGTATTGGAATTAGAGATGTGTTATACACTAACTTTATTAACCCAATGGTATTCTTTACAGGTAATGGATTATTGAACTATGGTAACAAAACTTCATTTGATTCATCATCTGCATTAGACAGAGTAAACGTAGCAAGATTAGTTGCTTACATACGTAGACAATTAATATTAGCCGCGAGACCATTTGTCTTTGAACCTAATGACCCTCAAACAAGAAAATCTATTAAAGCAGTAGTAGAATCATTGTTCCAGGATCTAGTTTCAAAACGAGGATTATATGACTACTCAGTAGTTTGTGATGATTCTAACAACACTCCAGCAAGAATTGATCGAAATGAACTTTGGATTGACATAGCAGTAGAGCCCGTGAAAGCCGCTGAGTTTATCTACGTTCCGGTCAGAATATTCAACACTGGTGAGTTATCAGGATCTTAATAAAAAAGATATACAGAGAGGCTTCGGCCTCTCTGAATTAAAAAGATAAATATATATTAAGATATATTAAAACAGGAGATTAACAATGGCAACAGCCTCAGATACATTAGCAAAACTTTCGGTACAACCTGAGGGAGGCGCTAACCAAAACTTGTTGATGCCAAAACTTCAATATAGATTCCGTGTGAACTTTATTAATTTTGGTTTTGACGATGATTCTTCACTTATTCTTACTAGACAAGTAGTAGACTGTGCGAGACCACAAGTTCAGTTTGACGAAATCACTATGAACGTGTATAACTCACGTGTCTATCTTGCTGGTAAACACACATGGCAAACACTTGCTATCAACGTCAGAGACGATGCTTCTGGTAATGTATCAAAAGCAGTTGGTGCTCAGTTACAACGTCAATTAGATTTCTATGAGCAGTCTTCAGCGGCAGCAGGTGGAGATTATAAATTTGAAACTGAAATTCAAATCTTAGACGGTGGTAACGGTATCAATACACCAACAGTATTAGAAAACTGGTCATTAGCAGGTTGTTTCTTACAACAAGCAAACTATCAGACTCTAAACTATGGTACATCTGATGCAGTGACTATTGCTATGACTCTACGTTACGATAACGCAGTCCAGACAAATGCTGGCGGCGATCTAAACGGCGTACCGGGTGCTGGTGTTGGACAGTCTGGTCTACAGACATTCCCAAGTCAGATTGGTACTGCTACGTAAGTATTAGAATTATTTTAAATAGAAAAACCGGTTTCGACCGGTTTTTTTATGGGTTTATTGTTTAGATAAATACTCTTATAGGAGAATAATATATGTCGCAATGGCCTTTTACAACGTTACCGGACGATATACTTAACGCATTTGCAGGTAGAGTATATGTACGTGACTGGACACATGCCGCTAAAAACTTTTTGCCCGGAGGCATGGCCAATGCAGGTAAGGTTAAATTTACTTTCCATACTTGGTTTGAAATTAATCCTACAGCATATCAACCCCCAACAGGACAAAACTACGGATTACTTGTTAAATCAATTAAACTCCCCACATTTAATATGGATGTAACAGAAATGAATCAATACAATAGAAAACGTTTGATTCAATCAAAAATTAAATATCAACCGATAGAAGTAACATTCCATGATGATAATGCATCGCAAGTTACTGCAATGTGGGACGCATATTATAGATATAACTATGCAGATGCATGGAATCCTATTGTTACACCTTTCAGTACAGCGCCTGCTATAAAAGATTATAATAGACGTAACATATATGATCCATCAATATCAGGTGATACTGAATATGGTTATAGAGGAGATGCCCGAGGCGAAGGTGGAAATAGAGCAGACGGCGGAGAAAAAGTTCCTTTCTTTAATAACATTACTGTATATGGTATGTGGGCAGGAAACTTTATAGCCTATACTTTAATTAATCCTATAATTACACAATTTGACCACGACACTTATGATTATTCAGACGGTGGCGGAACAATGCAAAATAGAATGACTATCGACTATGAAACAGTAATATATAATTCAGGTAAGATAGGAGAAGATATAGAAGACGGTACAGGACTACCCCGACGTGAACTTAATGGAGATTTAGTAGCAGGATTCGGTGGACCGGATAGTTATGATTCAACTGAAAGTCCACTGGAACAGGGCGGTAATAATTTAATAGGTGATTTTCCACCTGCATTCTTAGGAGACGATGCTTCAGCAGAAGATTATATACGATTCTTAAAAGAAACATATATAACTCAAGGATCAGGTTTAATTGAAACTGCAAAAGATCAAATACAAAACGGAATTAGAGATGCAGTTTTTAATGCTTTA